TTCATCTGCAATTCGTGGTTATAGTTTTTCATTATTGTTCTTGGATGAGTTTGCATTCGTACAAAGAACGATTGCTGATGCATTTATCAAATCAGTTTATCCTACGATTTCATCTGGTAAAGACACTAAGATTATAATGGTATCTACTCCAAATGGTTTTAACTTATTCTATAAGTTCTGGAATGATGCTGTAGAAGGTAATAACCAGTTCAAGACATTCAAGATTCATTGGACTAGTATTCCAGAACGAGATCAAGAATGGCGTAGAAAGATTATCTCTGATATTGGTGAAGAAGCATTTCGTCAAGAGTATGAAGCAGACTTTCTGGGTTCTTCCAATACTCTTATATCCTATGAGAAATTACAAGAGTTATCTTATAGCTCACCAGTATGGTCAAAAGAAGATTTAGATGTTTATGTAGAACCCGAAAAAGAAAAGTTATATACAATCACAGTTGATACAGCTCGGGGACAGGGACTAGATTATTCCACATTTACAGTATTTGATATATCTGAGGTGCCATATAAGATAGTAGCCAAATATAGAAACAACATCATAGCACCGCTGCTTTTTCCAAATATTATAAATACTATAGGAAAGAAGTATAATGATGCTTATGTTTTAGTAGAAAGTAACGACATTGGAGCTCAAGTAGCCGATGTTTTACATCATGATTTAGAGTATGAAAATCTATTAACAGTATCATGGTACGGTAGACATGGCCAACAAATATCAAGTGGCCATCGTGCAGATATCTCTTATGGAGTAAGAACAACTAAACAAGTTAAAAAGATAGGTTGTTCAAATCTAAAGAGTTTGGTGGAAGAAGATAAGTTACTTATCCCAGATTATGATATTATATCTGAACTTACAACTTTTGTAACGAATGGTGATACATTTGCTGCTGAAGATGGTTCTAATGATGATTTAGTGACTACATTAGTTTTGTTTGGTTGGTTGGTAGATCAATCATATTTTAAAGAATTGAGTAATCAGAATATACGGGAAAAATTATATCAAAATAAAATGGATACTATTGATGATATGACTACCCCTTTTGGTATTATTGATGATGGATTGAATGATGTGTATGAAAGAGATGCTGAAGGCGATCTCTGGAAAACAGTACATACGTTTAACAAGTAAAATCTATATCAATATTAAGAATGTAAAAGGAGAAATCAAATGGCTTTTCAAGTATCACCAGGAATTAATATTTCCGAACAAGATTTAACAACTGTCGTACCAAATGTTGCAACAACGATTGGTGCCATGGCTGGTGGATTCCAATGGGGTCCGGTTCTGGAAAGAACACAGATAGGAACAGAAAACGATTTAGTAGATATATTTGGTAAACCAGATGCAACTACATTTGAATGGTTTTGGACAGCTGCAAATTATCTTGCTTATGGCAATAATTTGTGGGTTGTTAGAAATGTAGGAGCAACAGCACGCAACGGTGTTGTTGGAGATAGTGATGCAGGAACGGCTGTTGCTGTAAATAATAAAGATGCATATGATTCAGTTACATTTACGGATCAATTATTTGTTGCAAAATATCCTGGCGCATTAGGTAATAGTTTAAAAGTAGAGGCTATTGATGCTAATGGTTGGGCAGATGCCACAGTTAATGCAACTTTTCTTGCAAACTTTGATAGAGCTCCTGGCACATCAACTGATGTTGGCAATGCTGGTGGTGCTAGTGATGAGATGCACGTTATTGTTATTGATGAAGATGGACTTTGGACAGGAACACCTGGGTATGTTTTAGAGAAACATGCTTTTGTAAGTAAAGCATCTGATGCAAAGAAAATTGATGGTTCAAGTAATTATGTTGTAAATGTTATGCGTAATGAATCTAAATATGCATATGTTGGATTAGTAACAGAATTTACTGCCAATGCAACTGGTGCAGGTGGAGATGCTGGTGACACAAAGGCGGGCACAACTTTTAAAGAGTTTAATAGTGCAACTGCTTCTGAATCAGTACCAGGTGGTTCAATGACAGGTGGTGTTGATGATAACACACAAACAGATGCACTTCTTCAAACAGGGTTTAACTTGTATATTACTCCAGAAGTTGTTGACATTACTTTAGTGTTAGGTGGTGCTTCTTCTACAACGACAGGTCGTTGGATTGTAGATAGTATAGCTGAAACACGAAAAGATTGTATGGCATTTGTTTCACCATTAAGAGCATCTGTTGTTAATAATTCTGGTTCTGAAGTTTCAGCACTTACCACAGATAATACTGCTCTTGGTTCTTCCAGTTATGCAGTAATGGATAGTGCATGGAAATATCAATATGACCGATATCGAGATGTATTTATGTATGTTCCGATGAATGGTGATATGGCAGGACTTTGTGCCAGAACTGATTATTCTCATGACAGCTGGTGGTCACCTGCTGGATTGAATCGTGGTGCTATCAAGAACATTGTTAAACTTTCTTGGGAAGCAACTAAAGCAAATCGTGACACAATGTATCCGATAAGCATTAATCCTATTATTACACAGACAGGTGCTGGTGTAGTTCTTTGGGGTGATAAAACAATGCAAACAGTTCCAAGTGCGTTTGATAGAATCAATGTACGAAGATTGTTTATTGTTTTGGAGAAAGCAATTTCGATTGCTGCTAAGGCTATGTTGTTTGAGTTCAATGATGAGTTTACACGAGCTCAGTTTACAAATATGGTTGCTCCTTTCTTACGAGAAGTACAGGGTCGCCGTGGTATTACTGACTTTAAGGTAGTATGTGATAGTTCTAATAATACTGGACAAATTATTGATACGAATCAGTTTGTAGGAGATATTTTTATTAAACCTGCAAGGTCTATCAATTACATTCAATTGAACTTTATTGCCGCTCGTTCTGATGTTTCTTTTTCAGAAATCGGTGGTTAATCTTATAAATACTTACAAAACTTAAAGGAGTAATAAAATGTCAACAATTTCAAACTTTAGCAGTAAATTTAGGGGTGGGGTACGACCCAATCTGTTTGCCTGTAGTATTACACCACCGGCTGGTGTAATGTTAAGCAATGATTTTAGTTTTCATTGTAAAGGAACGTCTATGCCTGCATCTACAGTTCCTACAATTGATGTAAATTATCTTGGCCGACAATTGAAAGTTCCGGGTGATCGTACATATGCTGATTGGACAGTAACAGTATTTAATGATGTGGATATGAGTATCCGTCATGCTTTTGAAGGTTGGATGCATTTGATTCAAAATCATGGTGCTAATTATCAATCATTGGACAATCCTTATGGTCAAGGAACCGTTACACAAATTAGTCGGCAGGGTACCCCTATCTCATCTTATTTTATGGAAGTTATTCCTACTGAAGTTGCAGCGATTGATGTTGCATGGGAATCTAATGATGCTGTCGAAGAATATGCAGTAACTTTCGCAGTAAATTATTGGGTAACTAAAAACACTTCAGCTAATTCGGTAATAAGTGGTGACGATTCTATTGCTTGGCATATTACAGGTGATAAGAACGGTATTACTGGTGGTGGACTTGATGCTAAGCTTGGTAAGTTACGAACTATTATTGGTTTTTGATAAAAACTGAATAAACAAGAGGAGTGGGTTAACCCACTCCTCTTATTATTATGAAAAAAAACAAGGAAACTTTTTATGGCTATTGAATTATTTGGTTTTGAGTTAAAATCTAAAAAGAAGAAAAAAGGGAAAACTTTTGTAACACCTGAGAATACTGATGGTGCGACTACCGTTGTTGATGGTGGTGGTATCATGGGTCATTATCTTAATCAAGATGTTGATGCAAAAGATGAAAAGGTTTTAGTTCAAAAATATCGTGATATGGGATTTTCTCAAGAAGTAGATGGAGCTGTAGAAGATATTATTAATGATGCAGTAATTCATGAAGAAGGAAAACCAGCAGTATCACTTGATTTAGATAAGTTAGATTATACTGATGGTATTAAAGATAAGATACATACAGAGTTCTCTACAATTCTGGACTTGTTAGATTTTAATCATAACGGTACAGATTTGTTTAGAAAGTGGTACATAGATGCAAGGTTGTATCACCATATAGTTATTGATAATACTAGACCTAAAGATGGAATCAAAGAATTGGTTCCTATTGATCCTTTGAATATTAATAAAATTCGTGAAGTTGAAAAAGAAAAAAGTGGAACTGGTGCAGAGCTTGTCAAAGCTGTTAATGAGTATTATGTTTATACACCAGATTCTATGACAACAAATTCGTTTCAATCAGGTATGCCAAATCAACAGGCTATTCAAGTGGCACCTGATGCAATTTCATATGTTCACTCAGGATTGATTGATACATCCAAACAAATTGTTATTGGTTATTTGTACAAAGCAATTAAACCATTTAATCAGTTACGAATGATTGAGGATGCTCTAGTAATCTATAGGTTAGCAAGAGCTCCTGAACGAAGAATATTTTATATTGATGTTGGTAATCTTCCGAAGTTGAAAGCCGAGCAGTACTTACAACAAGTAATGAATCGGTATAAACAGAAAATGATTTATAATGCTTCATCGGGAGAAGTAGAAGATCAACGAAAACATCTTTCTATGTTGGAAGATTTCTGGTTGCCAAGACGAGAAGGTGGTCGTGGTACTGAGATCAGTACACTTCCTGGCGGACAAAATCTTGGTGAAACAGATGACATAGAATATTTTAGAAAGAAACTTTATAAGTCTTTGAATGTTCCAGTATCTAGGATTGAAGGTACAGATTCAACATCTTTTAACCTTGGAAGAGCTTCTGAGATTACAAGAGATGAAGTAAAGTTTGGAAAGTTTATTACTCGGTTACGACAACGATTTTCTTATTTGTTTTGTGATATACTAAGAGTTCAGTTGATTCTTAAAGGTATTATTAAAGAAGAAGATTGGGCCAGTATTAAAGATCGTATTGATTATATCTGGGCTAAAGATTCTCATTTTATGGAGTTGAAAAACTCTGAGATTATGAGAGATCGTTTTGAGTTGGTTTCAATGGCTGAGGAGTATGTTGGTAAATACATTTCATCAGAGTATCTGCGTAAAAATATTTTACAACAAAGTGAAGAGCAGATTAAAGAAATTGATAAACAGATAGCTGCAGAAAAACCAGAAGAAGAGGAAGAAGATGACATGGGAGATGAAGATGAAGAATTTTAAACCACATAACACTATGAAATCTATTCTTAAAGTAAAAACTAAAAGTTTTATTGAAAATTATAAACAGAATTTATTTACAGAAGCAATGTGGAAAGTAGAAGTAGAAGGGTTTCCATCATTCTATGTTGATGCAAAAAGTGCTGGACAAGTTAAAGCAGACCTAAGAAAAAAATTGAAAAAACCAGACGATATTAAATCTATTGAACGTGTTCAAAAGACAGACTGGAAAAAGGATGTTCTTGGAAGAATTTCTGGTAAAGATCAAGATACAGAAGATGAAGTTAAAGAGTGGATTAAAGAAGGTACTCTTACAGATAATTTATTAATTGAATCAATTAAGAATGTAATGAAAGAAAGGATTAACAATGACTGATATTAAAAGTTCTGTATTAAAGGATATTCTTAGTAAGAAATTAAATAAAGCTAAAGACGGCATTACAAAAATTTTGAAAGATAAATCTTTTAAAGCAATTGAAGATTTTAAAACATCTTTCAAATATGAATTACCAACTAATGCACCAGAACCAGAGGTTGCACCAACACCTGTAGAGGCAGATAAATGAAAACTTTTAGAAGTTATTTAGCAGAAGATTTATCAGCTGTAAAGAAAGCTAATAGAGATAAAGAAAATTCTTTAAGGCGTACTAATAAAGAAAAAGAAGTTGCTGTTAGAAAAGCTGAGCAAGATAAAGAACAAACTAAACGACAAGCAGAACGTGATAAAGAAATAGAAAAACGAAGTAGTCAAACAAAAAAAGAAAGTATTGTTAATAAAGTAGTAGAGTATATTAAGTCTGATGGTGCAAGAAAAAAATGTGCTGGTGGTGATGGCCGAAGAACAGAGAACCATGATTGCGATAAAGTTCATTCTGATATGTCACATAAAGAATGGGAAGCATCACAAGACACACCAAAGGATGAAGGTAAAGATGGTGGAACAGGTGACAAGGCAGCTTATAAAAAATTCTTTGATGCTAAACTAAAAAAGTATGGAGTAACAAGTCCATCACAATTAAAAGGTGATGATAAGAAAAAATTCTATGACGAAATAGATGCTGAGTGGGAAGGGGATAATGAAACAGATTGATGATATGATTAATAATGTTCTTGATGAAATAATGAGTAAGTCAGCTCGTATGAAAAGATCAAGAATGATGAAAACAAAAGGAAAACAAATTGCTCGGAAACGTAAGATTGCTATGAAGCGTAGAGCAACTCCTGAAAAATTAAAATCAAGAGCAATGAAAAAAGCAAGAGATATGATTGCAAAAAGAATTTTAAAAGACAGAAAAAAATCTGAGTTATCTATAGCAGGCAGAGAAGCATTAGAAAAAAAGTTAAACAAAAAGAAAACTGTAATTAAAAGAATTGCAAAAAAAATATTACCAAAAGTTCGTGGAGCAGAATCGGAACGAATAAAGAAACGAGGGGAAAACACATGAAATTAATAACTGAACATACTAATGAGGTTGAGTATATTACTGAAGGTAAAAGTAAAGAACAGTATATTAAAGGTATCTTTATGCAAGCTGATATGAAAAATCAGAATGGCAGAATATATCCTCATGCTGTTTTACAGAAAGAAGTAAATAACTTTAATAGACGTTACGTTGCAGAGGGACGAGCTCTTGGAGAACTTGGTCATCCAGCAGGACCCGTTATTAATTTAGACAGGGTTTCACACGTTATTAAAGAACTTGTTGAAGATGGCAAAAATTTTATTGGTAAAGCAAAAGTAATGGATACTCCAAATGGTAAGATTGTAAAAAATCTTATTAGTGAGGGTGTTAAGCTTGGTGTATCTTCCAGAGGTATGGGAAGTGTTAAACCAAATAAACATGGTGTTAATGAAGTACAGAAAGATTTTGTTTTATCCACAGTTGATATAGTTGCTGACCCGTCAGCACCTGATGCATTTGTTGATGGTATTATGGAAGGCAAAGAATGGATATGGGACAACGGTGTTATTAAAGAACAAGATATAAATAGTATGAGAAAAACCATCGAGAACGCAAAATCGAGGGAACTCGAGCAGAAAAAGATAGAAGTTTTTGCAAAATTCCTTCAAAATCTATAGTCTTATAAATATTATACGAAATAAATTACTTTTAGGAGATTAACAATGGCAAAGAAAGAAACACTCACAGATGATGGAAAACTTGAAGAGGTTGATATGGAAGAAGCGAAAAGTGCTAATAAAGAATTAGGATTACCTGATATTGATGATGAAGAAGGTCGAAGTAATTCAGAGCCTGATGGAGAAGATGGTAAGGGCAAAGCAAAAGATCCCAAAACAAAAAAGTCCAAAGCCTCTGCTAAAGCAGAAGCCAAAGCAAAGAAAGAAGAAGATGACGAAGATTACGAAGATGACGAAGAAGATGATGAGGATGATGAAGAAGAAGTAGAATCTAAGAAATCTAAGAAAGAATCTAAAAAGTCTAAAAAAGAAGGCATGCCTCCTTGGTTGAACAAAGATAAAAAAGATGATGATGACGAAGATGACGAAGATGATGATGAGGAGAAAGAATCTAAGAAGGCTAAGAAAGAAGATATTGATGTAGATGTTTCTGAAGATGTTGCTGCTCTTGTAGATGGTGAAGACCTTTCTGAGGAATTCAAAACGAAAGCTGCTACAATCTTTGAAGCTGCAGTTAAGTCTAAGATTTCTAAAATTCGTAAGCAAATCCGAGATGAATCTAAGACATATATGGAAACGAAAACAGAAGCCATTCAGACAGAGATGACTGAAAAAATGGATGAGTATATGAATTATGTTGTTAAAGAATGGATGGAAGAAAATAAACTCGCTGTTGAACAAGGTGTTCGCAACGAAGTCACAGAGAGCTTTATTTCTGGTTTGAAGAAATTGTTTGAGGAACATTATATTGATGTTCCAGCAGAAAAGGAAGATGTCTTTGAGAGTCTTGTACAAGAAGTTGCCGAAGTGGAAACTAAACTTGACGAGCAAACTCAGAAGCACATGGATACGGTGAATGAATTAAATACTTATAAAGCTAAAGACGCATTCCGAGATATCGTAGAAGGCATGGTTGATACTGACATTGAAAAAATGAAAGAGTTAACCGAAGATGTTGATTACGAATCAGACAAGCAGTATAAAGAGAAGTTGAATATTATTAAAAACAGTTACTTTAAATCAGATAAGAAACTGGAAGATAATAAGAATACAGCAGCTACTAATAAAGAAGTGACTAATGGAAAAGGTGATGGTAGAATGGATAGTGTCATGGCTGCAATTTCTAACTTAAAGAAGTAATCTTATTTTAGATATATGGATAACGTGAAAGTGAAGTTTTAAAACTTAATATTTTAAATTTATAAAGGAGAAGTAAATGTATTTATCAGAAACAATAAAGGACAAGTGGCAACCCGTAATGGAACATGCCGATCTTCCTGAAATTAAAGATACTTATCGTAGAGATGTTACTTTGCGTCTACTTGAGAATCAAGAGAAGTTTCTTTCTGAGCAACCCGCTAATGATGCAGGTATTATGCCTGACACGGGTGGAGTTGCAAAGTGGGATCCTATTTTAGTTTCTTTGGTTCGTAGAGCAATGCCTCAGATGATCGCTTATGACGTTTGTGGT